GCTTCTTAGGCAAAATTGCTGGCGGTATTTTGGACGTTATCGGCGCAGTCGTTAATGGCATTAAATCAGCCGTATCTTTCGCAATTGACAGCATCAACGCACTTATTCGCGCTTACAATGCGATTCCAATCCTGCCAAATGTCAGCACAATATCTAAGCCATCATTCACAACTTCTAGTCCTTCCAGTTCAGTTCCGTCGTTGCCTTCAACGCCTAAAATAACGACTCCAAGCGTTCCATCAACGGCGACGACACCAACAACAACGACTCCAAAAGTGACAACAACAACGGGGGTAATGCCTACGTATCCGACAAGCGGAGCAGCTGGCGCACCAATCACAGTCGGAAGCCGATTCGACGTCGCCGCCGTGAGAGCTGGCGAAGATAAGGGCAATGTCGTCATCAATGTCAACGCTCCCAGCGTCATTGACGAAGAAGGCTTTACTCGAGCAGTCGTTCTGGCTCTTAACAACTCCACCAATCGCGGCACTACTGGCGCTGGCGATTTAAGGACTAGCGCACAAATCTTATGACGGCTTGGACACCTGTATGGCGAATCTCAGCCAACGGCGACACAGTAACCTCCGTTACTTTAACGGATCTTCAAATTACCGCTGGCAGAACAGATATAAACTCGCCAACTCCTGCGGGTTATTGTTCTTTGCGGCTGATCAATACAACTGAAGAGGTCTATGACTTCTCAATAAATACTTCTATTCTTATTGAAGTTCAAAATAGTTCAGCGACTTATGTGCCTATCTTTGGCGGTCGCATCTCAGACATTCGCCAAGTCGTAACAACGACGGGCAGCGAAGCAGCCATAACAACAATTAACATTACAGCTGTCGGCGCTTTAGCCAGACTACAAAGAGCGACCTTTGATGGCAACCTAGCCGAAGGTTTAGATGGCGCTCAGATACTCGACCTGCTCGATGATCTCTTGCTTAATTCTTGGAACGAATTGCCACCAGCCGAAACTTGGGATACTTATAACGCCACAGAGACTTGGGCTAATGCATCAAATATCGGCTTAGGTGAAATTGATGCTGGTGAATATACGATGGTAAGCAGACAAATCAACGATCAAGTTATTTACGGCGTTGTCAATCAAATTGCCTCATCAGCTCTCGGGTATATGTATGAAGATGCCAATGGCCTTATCGGTTATGCCGACGCCAGCCACCGGCAGGATTACCTCGTAGCCAATGGATACACCGACCTCGATGCCAATCAGGCAATCGGCGCAGGAATTGGGATAGTTCAGCGTCAAGGCGAATTGGTGAATAAACTTGTGGTGGATTACGGCAATAACTTTAATAGCCAATATATCGCCCAAGACGCCGCGTCCCAATTGGCTTATGGACTTTATTCGGAGCAGTTTTCCAGTTATGTCAAGAACGCTGGCGACGTCGAGGCAATGGCCGACCGCGTAATTCAATTACGAGCCTATCCTCGTTACTTATTCCAGACGATTACCTTTGCTTTGCAGAATGCCGAGATTGATAACGCAGATAGAGATGCCCTTCTTAATATTTTTATGGGCCAGCCCGTCAGGATCAGCAATCTGCCACCTCAGCTTCTCGGCGGCGAATTCACCGGTTATGTCGAGGGCTGGACTTTCAGAGCCTCGCTTTCGGGTCTTTCAGTTACCTTGAACGCCAGCCCAATAGAATTTTCAGCAGTCGCCCAAAGATGGGAACAAGTCAACGCGGCAGAAAGCTGGAATAGTGTCCTCAGTACCCTAGAATGGGAAAACGCGATTGGAGTGATTAGTTAATGCCTACAACAAGCAATTTCGGCTGGACAACACCGGCTGATACCGACCTAGTCAAGAATGGCGCTTTAGCCATCAGAACGCTGGGCAATGGAATTGATACGAGCTTGCTCGATCTCAAGGGCGGAACAACGGGGCAAATCCTCAGCAAAGCCTCTAATACAGATCTCGACTACACTTGGATTAACAACGATCAAGGTGATATTACCGAAGTTCAAGCTGGAACTGGTATTTCCGTTGCATCTGGAACTGGTCCAATCCCAGTCGTCACAAACACAGTCGCGACCGCTTTTGATGCAAAAGGTGATTTAATCGGTGGAACTGGAGCAGATACTTTCGCTCGATTAGCAGTTGGAACTAACGGCCACGTTCTCACCGCTGACTCAACTACTGCAACAGGCTTGAAATGGGCTGCCGCTGCTGCTGGCAAAAATATTGCTTACAATTTCAATACCTCAACAACAAATTACAACACAACCTCTACAACTTTTACAGCTGTGGACACAACGAATTATCGCGTAACCGCAACAACGACTGGTACTTTTGCCATAGGTATTTTGACAGCTTATCAATTGACTTCTGGTACAGGTGATCGTCAAGGTTGGTGGAGATTGAGTTGCGGTTCTGGAACTTCAAGACCATCAATTGTTACCGATCCAAACTATACGAATCAAGGTCGGTACATCTCTTGTACCGCCGTTGTAATCATTACTGGATTGACCGCAAATACTCAATACGATTTCGACTGGCAATGGCGCGTTAGTGCTAACGGAACTTTCACACTTGCTCAGGATTTGACAGATAATATTTCAAAAATGGTGGTGATTTGCTAATGATTGAAACAAAAAAGAAAATAAATCTTGCGCAACTGGATCAAGAATTAGGCGGCAAAGGTCTAAGTTCAATTGTTGATGGCGACACGACATACATCTATTCGCCGCACGGAAATGTCGAAGAAAATGATTTGAAAAAAGCAATAGAGAATCACGTTGCTTTACCAGACCCACAGCCAACGATTGAAGAAAAATTATCAAGTGTCGGTTTAAGTGTTGATGATTTGAAGGCCGCTCTCGGGTTGTAATGGCTAAACTGTGCAAAGCCGGACAGCAATTAAGGGAGCAAATTGATGACGATTATCCTGATCGCGACAGGCGTTCTGATGGGTGGGTTGCTGACGCTCGGCATCTTGCTAAAGGTACTTCTGACCACATACCAGACCCTCGAGGAGATGGAATTGTCAGAGCTTTAGATATTGACGCGGATCTCAATGCCCACAAAGAAGAGGCTTATGCCCTTGTGGAAAAGATTCGTAAGTGCGCCAAGCGAGGCGATAAGCGCATTAAATACATCATCTACGACGGCCAAATTATGAGCCCGATTATGAATTGGAAGCGCAGAAAATACAGAGGTGCTAACCCTCACCGGTCGCACTTCCATATTAGCTTTACAACTTTGGGAGACAAAGACGGAAGCTGGTTCGACCTCGAAGGAGATAGAAATGAAAGAATTGAAACTGATGGCGGGAACGTGGGCGAAAACATTCGTCGCGACGGCTCTCTCGACATACCTCTCAGTAGGACTTCAACCCGATTACATTCTCAATGCAGCACTTGTGAGTGTATTGCCTTCCGTGATTAACTGGCTTAACCCCAATTACGAGCGTTACGGCAAAGTCAAGTAATGGCAGCCTCCGACCTCGCCGCGACTATCGCCAGCGTTCTCGGATCAATCGGCCTACTTATCGCCGGACTGAGATACATCATCAAACTTGAAAATATCCCCATTGTGTCGCGCCTCGACAAGATGGAGTCTCAGTTAGAATTAGCCCTCTCAGCAAAGGTGGCTAGAAATGGCAACAAGAAAACGCGTTAAGAAGCCAGTCAAGAAGGTGGCAAAACGTCGCAAAACGACGAAGGAGCCAATCCTTACCAAACTGGATTTCTGGGCTATTGCTGCCAAAGAAGTCTATGACGCTTGCCGCAAAGCCGGAATGGACGAAGGCACAGCTCTAGCCTTTGCGATGGATAGAAGCTCTTATCCTGATTGGATTGTTGATCCGAGCGATCCGATAAAGAATCCGTTCGATGATTGGGAAGAGGACGACTAATTTACCTTCGCGAGGTGGAACTATTTGAGGCGCTAAAGTCGGTTTATCCGGACTTAACGCCAGTATCACCGACCGACCGCCACGACGGCATCACCAGCGACTCCTATATTGAGATGAAGTGCAGACGCACCCATTACCCCACCCTCTTGATTGAGAAAAAGAAGTGGGATTATCTGGCCGAAATAAGGGCTAGGACGGGCGCTAGGACGCTTTATATCAATTCCACCCCACAAGGGGTCTACCAGTTCGACTTAGGGGCTATAAACGAGCCTGAGTGGCAATTAAAGGCCCTTCCTGATAAGACCGATTACGCGAATAAAGGGCTAGTGGAGAAGCTCTGTGGGTTCTTAGACCTGCGACACTCCGAACTGCTTCTTGTATAAATCCATTTAATTAAATACATTTATCCCGTAAATCCATTTAAGGATTACAGAACGGGAGCGTAAGTGATAAATAATCCAGCAGTAATT